CAGTTTGTCCAACCAACCCATCATTCAGCACCTTCTGATTCCTCCTCAGTTTCCTCTGGTTCTGGCATTTCTGCCTCTTGAGGTTCAGGAGTAGGCTCTGGCTCGGAGATCTCCATCAGGCCGCCGGATTGTGTGGCCTCCAGCTCCTCTTCCACGTCCAAGTCATCGAGCACCTCACCCTTGCTCAGCTCTTCCAGCAGAGTGCGCTGTGTAATCGTGCCTGCGGTGTAAAGCTGCAGCAAAGACTGGATCTCCTGCGGCTCTAGACGTGCGCCAACAAAGTCGCGGTTGATAAACGCACTGCCAGCCTGCGGCTCTTGCATATAAGCCGCATGGAAGCGCAAGCAGTTATCCACCATGTCCTGCACTTGCTGGGCCACCACCTGCATGGTGCTGTCACCTTGGCTGCGGTCGATCCGCTTGGCCTCAGCTGTCTCGGCTGAGAGCTTCTGGCCCAAGATGGCGGCCATGCCCAAGGTGTTGATCTGATGCTCTAGCTGTTCGAGGCGCTTGAACTGCGCGTCATAGCTGTTGCCCTGGGGCTCGATGTAGCGGGCGTCCGAATCGGCAGGGAGGGCCATTGCTTCCCCTGGACCTGCGCTGATCTCCTCTGCCGCCTGGGGGAATCCAAACAGGGCTAATAGGGGCACAGCACTGATATGGAGGATATTGTCTAAATCACTTTGAGTTTGATACGCCTTGAGGTTCAGCTCAGCGATGTCAGCCAGCGGCGGGCGTGACTCAAGCAAGCCGACGCGGTTTGCATAGGCAACGGCAAACGGGATCTCGTCGAGGCTGGTCTGGCCTTCATCGACAATCTTGAAATCACCGTTGTCGTCCTTCTGATGGATCTCGAAAGCACCAGGGGTCAAGACACGGACTTGCTCGATCTGCTTCTGGCCGTAGAGACCTTCAGGAACGACGATCTGCTCATGTAGACGCAGCTGGGTGAGCTTCTGCTGGCCATCAATAATCTCTGAACGCCAACCCAAAATGTCGCGTGGCGTCACCGCCACCCAGTACGGGCGGCCATTGTCACCAGCACGCGGTGCGTCAACAAGGACGCCGACGTGGCCGTACCTCAACATACGGCGAGATGTCTCGTACAAAAAGACATCGAGATTATTTCCGCCAAGATCAACATCAAACAGATGCTCTGTGATGACATCACTGACATCAGTGAGGCGCACAGGCTTACGGGTCAACATGCCCGCCAGCAACCTTTCAATCCTTACAAAGTAAGGCTGCAAAACTGAACGCTGAAGCCTGGCGTCAAAACTCTCATCTAACTCGCGGGGCTCCTGCGGAAGGTACTTGCGATGTTTCTTTCGCACGGCGAAAGTGCCGCCCTGAAGAGCTTCTACTAGCTCCCAGTGAGGCTCCATCCCGATCCACTCCAGGCTCGGATCACCAACTTCCGTGACCTTCCCGGAACGCTTCCGGCCTGATGTCGT